ATTTAGTTAAAGGTATATCTCTGTAGATACCTGATATTTGATATTTTCTAATATCATTTCTTGTTAGTTTCATTATTTGTGTATATCTTTCAGCAGTTTCTAAATCTGTATTTTCCATAGAAATTACAAAATCTTCTGCTGGTACAAATTTAGAACAAATCCTATCTAATGTATTATCAAAATAAACTTTTTTAAATGCACTTCCTGCAAGAGCTAAATAAAATAACATTTGATCTAGTTCATTAAAGTAATCAGGAATTTCTTGAGTAACTTGAAAGTTCATAAAGTCTTGAACTCTTTGAGCTTGTTCTAATTTTTTATCAGTAACTTTTCCAATAATTTGAGTTTTAACAGGGCCACCTGGTGGAAACATTTCTGCAATAGCTCTTGCTTGAAACTGTGTTGCTGCTTCAGCAAGTAATGGGTGATGAACACCAGAAGCTCCCGGGAATGGATCTTGTCTATCTTCGACAATTACTCCTAACATTCTTAAACCTTTAGAATATTGGTCTTCCCAGTTTTTTCTAGAACTTTTATCATCTTCATAAGCTCTAGTTAATTCTTTACCTAAAAGACCAACTTCTGTTTCGCCTAATTCTTCTGCTAAATTAGAATAATGATTACTTTCAAAGACTTCTTCATCTTTTTCAGTTTGATCTTGATCTACATCAACATTAACTTTTTCACCTTTATCATTAGTGAATTGTAATTTTTTTTTATCTAATTCAACTTCCATTATTTAACTTTTTGCAGTTTTAACAGATGCTTTTAAAGCTTTAGCAGAAACGGTACCTTTACCAGGTCTACTTGTGCCTGCTTTTTTTCTTTTGTTCATATTATAATACAAACCTTTTTTAGCAACTCGGCCACTTTTAGTTTTATGATATCCTTTTTTCATAAGTTTACCAAATCCTTCTCTGTTAATCACTTACTATTTTTTAAAACCGTAAGTGCCTTTTGGTTTACGTGTAGCTTTCGCTACTTTTCTTCGACCAGCCATAGACATTTTTTTAGATGATTCTTTGCCACTCTTCATACCCATTGATTCATCTTTTCTTGCATTATAGCCTTGTTTCTTTTTTACTTTTTTTTTCATAGTTTTTAACATAACATATTACCTCCTGGTTCATACCATACTTTCCTAGTATTAGATATAAAACAAAAATATTGATTATTCTAGTATTAATTTTTTAATACTTTTTTCACCTATATAGACCTCAGTTTCAGCTTTTGACTTAATACATTGATATTCTACATTATTACCAGTATTACTCCGCATAGCAATTCTTTTACCTTTTAAACAATTACTCATAGATGGCTGTATTCTGTGTTCTTTTATTTCACCATTAACTATCATCAACAAAGCTATCACTATTTCAGTCATGACTACCATTACCATTTGCTCTTACCTTATCTTTTAAATCTTCTACATCAGTTAATGTTTTTTCTAGTTGAGCTTTTAAAAATTCTATATTAACTTTATTAGTCATATTTTGTTCTTGATTTTCAATTAGTTTTTCAACATCACCAAATAAACTTTCTATTAACATAAATTGTTCTTGATCAGTTGGTAGTTGTTCAGATTTTTTAAGTAGATCAGCTTGAAATAATTCTCTTGATGTTTCTAAACTTGTTAGTCTAGCTGTAACTTCTGTGTATGCAAACACACCCATAGCTACGGCAATAACTATTCCAATCATATTTTTAACTGGCATGCTTACTGATGTGTTTTCACTAATCTTCATTATTTTCCTTTGGTTTTGGTAAAGGTAATACTACATTTTCGTCTTCAGTTAAATACTTAGGTATAATCAATTTTTTTTTACTAGGTCCTATGATCTTATCACCCATTAATTTAAGGTCAGGGTTCTCTTTTTTGTAGCCATCTTTCATATCGTCCCACAAACTTTGAGAATCATCAGGTCTAGTAGTATCTCTTGTAGGAGTTACACCTCTACATTTTGATACTAACAATCTAAAGTTTTCGTTGTATGAAAGACTAGGATTATTATTAACTCGACCACACATCTTCATCAATTCTAATTGTTGTTTAAGTTGTACATTTTCATTTATAGTTTTACAATCTACACCTAAATATTTTCTGTATGTGAAACTTAAATATTGTTGTTCGTTAGAGCTACCATCACTGTAGTTATAGTCAGTATCACGTCTATCTGTTCTAATTTCCATATCACCACATCTTGCACCGTACTCATTAAGATATTCGTTTTTAGGATACGCAGGATCTACAAACAAAGCTAACATTGTGAGAGCTAAAATAAGTATTGCTGTAAATCTGTAATCCATCTTGAGACACTCCATACATTACCTATTTAAATCCTTAATATCATAACTGTGTTCTCTAACTTGATCTGCAAGTTGTCTATATAAATTCTCTGCCATTTGCCAAGTGGACTCTGCAGAAGTTAGTCTTGTGTTTTGATCTGTAATTTTTTCTTGTGCAACTTTTAAATCTCTTTGAAGATTTACTATTTGAGTTTTATTGTCGTTGATTGTGTCTGTTAAATTAACAATATATCTAACACCTGTAAATGTTCCAACTAATACAGAAGCTATGACTGGCACTAATATAAAATTTTTTTTAAATAATTCCGCTATATTCATGTTTTCCTATTTTTAAAAAAACAATATATAACAAAAGTTTCTATGCGTCTAGCATTTCCATCTACGTCTAGCTTGTCTTATTCTAGAGTTAGGATCATTTCTTGTTTTAGCAGAGCTTCTTTTTAATTGTCCAGCTGATCTTGCGCAATAACTTTTTCTACGTTTGGCTGCTTTACTTCCAGGTTTAACTTTACCAGTAACTGCAGTTTTTAATTTAGATCCGGGATTAGCTCGTCTATAAGCTTTAACACCTTTAGAAGTCATACCAGCTCCTGACTTAGTTGATCTAAAGTTACCAGATTTTACTGAAGTCTTTATAGCTCTTTCTTTTCTACCCTTAGGTCTTATTCTAGTTCTTCTAGTCATTATGAATAATCACTGAAACTATTGTTGTCATTTACTGAATCACCAAAAGTTCCGCCTCCTGCATTATTACTTTGATTATTAATATTATTAGTAGTTATATCAGGATTATTATAAGTCATCATATCATAAGTTACAACATCACCTTGAGTATCTTTCATAGTTTTATTTGTAATATTATTATTTTGATATTGATCAAACATACTTTTACCTATTGTAAGAGGAATTGCATAAGGTCCTAGAGCTAATCCTATAGCAGCATTTTTAGCTATATTTTCTACTCCAAGTTTTTCAGAAACATAAGAATTAAAAGAAGTTAAATTCTCTGTAAGAGTATCATTAAAATTTCCTACCTTGTCTCCTACTTTATCAAAGTTCCATTCAAATTTATTTTTAGAAGATGGTGGTGGAGGTAGTATAATATTACCATTACCTTGATCAGTTGTTTTAGATATATAACATACACCATTAACAGACATTCTTCCATCAGTGCATACAAATTCTTTCATACTATCTACCCTGTCCTTTATATCTATTTTGAGATTTTTGAAGTTTTTCAGATTTGTTTTGAGATTTCTTGTGAACGCCTGGTCTTTTCTTAGGCTGATCTCTTGGCACGAAGTGTGTGAACTTCTGCTTGGCCATTAGTCTTTATTCTTTTTTTTATCAATATCTATTTTAATAATTTTAGCAGATTTCTTTTTTATAATATCAGCTGCAGAAGTATAATCTTTTGCTTTACCTTTATAAAGTAATCCACCTTTATAAGAACTAGATACATTAGCATCAGCTACATCAATTGTTTCACCTTCATCATTAAAAGTCTTTTCAGCTTTAGTTGCTACGAAATCGTCATCTCTATTTTTTGACATATTTTTTTACCTTTTTCTTTTTCTTTTTTCTTAACATAGCAAAGTCTACACCTGTTAACTTGCCATCTTTATTTTTATCTAATTTTTTTCTGTTGCCTTTTAACATTTTTTTTGACCTTTCGTTTTACTTTTTTTGGTGTTGACATTCTAGAGTTTTGTAATCTACCTTCTCCAGAACCTGCGCCAGCAGTCATTTTCATATTTATTCTTTTCTCAAATCTTTAATCATTTTAGCATTATATTTAGAATAAGCATTAGTTCCTGCACCAGCTACGCCTCCCGCAACTTTTCCTAAATCTTTAACAGCTTCATTCTCACCTTTGTGAGTAGGTCCAGCTACATCATACATATTAGGTTTTTCACCTTTTTTCTTAATATATTTTCCCACGATTAACCTCTTTTAATCTTTTTTATAAAAGTAGCGTTATCAGAATGAAAACTAGAGTTGCCTTTAGTTTTATCTTGAATAGTATTTGCAGCAGACGGATCTTGATGCGGCGGATGTGCTTGAGGTGTAAAACCTGCGGCAGCTCCACTTGAATTGTACTGAACAGGTGTTCTAGTAGTCATTTGTGTTTTAGTCATTAATATATACTCCCAGTTATATTTAGTTTTCCAATGAAATTTTCCATTTCATTTTCTTTTCTTGTTTGTTCTTTTACTACTTCATCATTAGGATTCTGCATAGCTTTTTTAATCATTGCTGCAGGCTCGATAGCTCCAGGATTTTTTTCATAAAATCTTGCATTAGACTTTTTAACATCTTCTACTGAATAGTTTTTAGTATTATGATTACTAATCGATTGTCTTGTAAATGGGTTACTCATCTTTTAAGTCCTTTGTTGTGCTTAATTTTTTATTTAATATACTCTGAAAACATGATTGTGTAAAGGTCGGAAGTAACATTTCGCTAATAGGCGATTTATTATGATTACAAGACCATGAAATACAAGGTACTCCCTTCTCGTCCCAGGCTAATAGAGCATATCCTTTTAAATCCATCTTCTCCATAATCTGGAGACATGCATCATTTAGACCTAACATAACGTCATCATCTTGCTTTTGTTCTACTTCTTTAGAAGTAGGAGGTCTTTCTTTAAAAGGTCTATATCTATTAAGAGTAATAATGTTTGTCTTTTTTTGCATATTTTGTTTTTTCATAATCTTCATCGTCAGGATCATCAGGGTGTGTTACTAGAAAGCCATCACGAATACGCATTAAAGCTTGAACGCAAGTATCATGTATGTCATCATGTTTTCCATAAGGAAAAGAACCTGATTCATCTAATACACTTTTAGTCCAATCTTCGTCCATTGTAAAGACTAACCCACCTTCGAACATAGGAGCTAT